CTGAATTGGTGATATCTCCTACGGTAGCAGCTTTACGGAAAGCAAGCTGTACCTTCTTGGAATAGATTACTGGCGAAAAATTACCGTTTGGTAAATTGCCATAACCTGTTGCGGTTTGAAAAGCCATAGTTAAATCCTCCTGATATTTGGCTTGAATTAAGCTTAAACATCTAAAAGGGGCTGTACGTTTTCTAGGGTGCAGAAAGCATTCGGTTGCGCAACAGAATACTACTGGGCCTATACTTGGACAGGTAGTTCTTTGTAGTTTAGACTTTTTATGAATTTAGGTGTGATAAAAGGTAGTCAAAAAGAGGCTTTTACCAACATGCCTATAGTTATACTGCTGAATTTTAATTTGTCAACAGTTATCTGGCTTTACCAGACACATCGTAAACAAATTTACCCGAACGGATAGCTTTGTTTATATCATCAGAATGTTCTTCAAATTGTTTATCGGACATTTTGGCAACTTCTGATTCACGAATTACGTCATTAGCATCTTCTACATCTACTTGTGTTTTAGTACGTCTAGTTACTGGAGATGCAGCTGCTTTTTTATTAGCTTTCTTATCGTTACTAGTAAGACCCTTATCAACTTTATAAAGATCAATAACACGAACTACTGAAGCTGGATCATCTGCATTTTCATAAAGTGCATTCTGAACCCACTTAGGTTGCTCATCAGCCCAAGTATGAAAATCTTCGGAAGCACGTAAGTCGTCAAAATCATTATGAGATTTACGAATAGAATTTTCTGCTTTTACTCTTTGTGCTTCTGTTTGTGCTTTATTAAGATCTTCTAACTTAGCTTCTGCTTTATTAAACATCTCTTGAGCTTTTTTAGCAGCAATAGTTTCTACAATACCTGCTACGTCTGGATATTCTTTTGCCCACTTCTCTATATCTTCATCCGACTTTGGTGGTACAATAGAATCTTTCTTTAAACGATTTTCAAAAGTTTTAAACTTCTCGTCCCATTCTTTTTCTTTATCCTGCATATGGCGTCTTAGATCACCATATCGTTTTTTAAAAGATTTTTCTTCAGGAGATAACGTTTCTTCTTTAGCTTCTGTATCGGCCTCTTCTTTTTCGGCACTTTTTTCTTCTGGTTGCTGTTCTTCGGTGTCTTCTTCTCCACGTTGTTCAGCTTCAAGTTTACGGATCTCCTCTTCTTCTGCTTCCATACGTTCTTTACGTTTATCGTAGTTGTAACCTCTGTCAACAAATCCTGCTGTTTTCTGTGTTTCTACTTCTGCTAGTTCAGGCATATTTTTTCCTTTTCTGTTGGGGTCAGCCGAAGCTGAGTAGCCTTATTATTTTTTACCTGCAAGTCCACCTTTCTTAGGTTGACGTTTCTTCTTCTTTTTTGGTGCAGCCATTAGGCCACCTTCATTTATACCAATACCTCCTGGTGCAAAATCTGTTGTTGGACCACTTGCAGCAGTTGCATCATCTTCTGCGGCCTCTCTAGCTGCTGCTGCTGCTGCTGCAGATGTAGCTTCTTCAGCTGGATTAGGAATATACGGTGCGCTGCTACCAGAAGAACCACTACCACCAGAGGAGCCACTACCACCAGGATCGTCATTTACAGTTATATCTCCATCATTACCTGGTGTTCCACCACCGTAGTAAGTATTATCTTTAATATTAGCACCTTCGGCATTTTTTGCAGCAATCATCATACTAGCTTGTTGTTGTACAGCGAAGTGTTTAGCTTGCCATCCATACTCTCCACGTAATGCTGCGGCAAACCTATAGTCTTTAGCAGTTAATGGATTACCATTATCATCATTAAACATATATTCTTTAGTTTGTCCACTGCTTGCATTAGGTAAAGATGGACCTGAATCTCCTGGTTTGTATCCAACTATATCTTTATAGATATTGTTTCCAGACATTAAGTTTAATCCATCTAAGATTTCAAGGGCTGTATTACCTTCAATAACAGCATTAGCTTGTTTTATAAGATCTTTTGCTATTGCTAAATTAGCAGCACCACCTAAACTTTCTTTATATTTAGCCATAGCACGTACTTCAGCAATACTATTTGCTTGCATCCCAATACCAGGAAGTCTGCCAACTGGGCCAAATTTATCAAAGAATTTTTTTCCACCAGTTATAGCTAAAGTTTTTTCAGCCCAATCGCCAACACCAACGGCATCCATTGCACCAATATTTACTAGAGGTCCAATGTTATCAACTTTTGGTTTTTCAAAGGGGTTAGGTTTTTTATCACTACCTTGAGACTGTGTAGTTTTTTTGTACTTAAGATATTCTGCTTCATTCATAGAATATTTAGCTAGTTCAGACTCTTGTCCTGGAGATGGTGATGATACACCACCTGGTAACTGCTCATACTGAATCATTACAGATTCACCACTTGCATTGTAATGTTTAACCATAGTGGTAATTTTTTGTGTATCTTGTGCTTGAGCTTGTTCAACTTTTGCAGCTTCTATGTTAGCTTGTTGAGAAGAAGTTCCTTGAAAATTACCATAACGAGCAGTTGCAGCAGACCAACCAGAGGAATATTGAGGTGCACTTGATGTAATATTAGATGTAGCATTAGATGTAACTCCTGCAGTTCCATTATCAAAACCTTGGACCATCATACCTTGATTAGCCATCATTTGTTGCTGAGGTTGAGCCATTCGCATAGCTTGTGGAGACTGTGGAGATCCCATAGGTTGTTGCATATTACGTGCAACATCTTGGTCACTTAATGGAGTTCCACCTATTCTACCATTTTGTTCCATAGTTTGCAAGCCATTTTTTGCTTTATTTCGTAAATCTTCAAAAAAGTTTACACCGTAGAAACGAAGAACATCTGCAGGAACAACATATTCACCTTCTGACAACATAGCAGGGACATCATCTCGTACTTCTTCTGCCATAGATCCAGGTGGTATATTATTACCTGATACTGGATCTTTTGTCATGCCATCATCTTTGATGCCACCCTTCTTCATAAATGCCATTTCCATTTGATTGTTCATTATTGTGCCTCCTTCGGCAAATGCTGGTCTTGATAAGTCAAAATCTTGTTTCATATCCGTAATGTCTAATATTATACCTTTATCACTAAATCTAATAAAACCGCTTTTAAGAAATTCTTTATCTCTTCGTAAAGGTACATCGCCACGTTTACTGAAATCTGATATACCATCTTTTAGATAAGGTAATGTTACATCTCTGTGTATTGTTATACCATAAGCTTCTTCAAATTTAGGTAAAACTTTTTCTAAAGATGAAACATATGTTCTATAAAGAGCTTGTCCATCTTTTATTTCACCTGTGTCAGAATCATAGCTTTTGTTTTGTAAAGCATAAAAAAGTTTTTTCCCTGAATATCTCTCCGTAGATGCTATCCTATCAAAATTTGGTATAACAATTTTATTTACACCACGTCTATTAGCTTCAAAAATAAGCCTTTGTATATTTTGTTGTACACCTTCTTCAGTAGTAGTTATAGGAGGTTTTTTGTAAGAATCTGGGTTTTCTCTAGCTTTTTTATTTATAGTAGCTTGTCTAACCACTCCAGATAATCCAACATTATTATCAGTGTAGTTTTTATCATAGTGAGATGCACGTTCTGCTTGATTTAAAAAATGACGGAAATTAACTTCAAATTGTGCAAAGTATTCTCTCTTTTGCTTTTTAAAATAGTCATCTTCAGGTGTATTTAAATCCCTAATATTTTTATTTACAACACTTTTTATTTCTCCAAGAGATTTATTACTCTCTATAATTTTATCTTTTTGTTCTTCAAAAGACAAGTTATTAAAAGATTCTTTTTCTTTTTTTAATATACTGTTTGAAATAATATTTTGTAACTTTGGTATTTTATCTAAGTCATCTATATCTACCGTATTATGATAAAGGTCTATTAACTCAGGAAGTTTTTCGAAAATCTCATCTTTGTAAGCATCAATATCAAAACCTGACATAGCCTCGTCTATAATACTTTTACTAGATCCTGAGTCTATAGCATTTCTAACTACTTCTTTAGTAAAAGGTATTCGTTTATGAACATCAAACTTCTTAGATATAAGATCAGATTGTAATTCATCTACAAGAAAATAATTTTCATTGTTAATTATACCCTCAAAATTTTCTAAACCTTTTGCAAGATCTGTATCTAAATCCCTAAATTCTAATGCAGGATAAGTTTCTCTAATAGCTGACTCATCAGTTACGTCTATAGGCTCTATTTCAGTGTAACGTGTATGAGCTATCCCCCTATCATCGTAATGCTGTGGCGTTTTTACAGTAAATGCTGGAACTCTATTTTCTGGACCTGCTTCAGCAATTATTTCTTTTTGATAAGATTGTACAACATTACCACCTACAAACTTTCCAGAACCAGGATTTTCATTAAGATCCTGTCTTTGGGGTAAATCATAATCTTTTCCTACTTCTTCAGGATACGTAATTGCAGGGCTTTTTTTATAGTATTCGTCTGCTAATTCTTCAAAATCTAAAGGAGTAACCATCCTACCCTTAAATTGAGAACTTTGAAAATAAGGAGGTATATTTGCATCCTTAATTCGTGGATCATTTTTTAAAGCTTCAAGTACTCTAGCACCAGGAACAGCTTTATTAGCTGACTGCCCTAACTCTAAAAGAACTATTTTACCTATATTTTCTAAATCTTTTACTCTGGATGTGTTTGGCCCAGATATTAATTCTCTTCTTGCTTCGGTAGTTATAAGATCTTCGGTATAAACTTTTGAAACTTCACCTAAAGTATCTCCTTGAGGTGTTTTTTGATTGAGGTCTAATGTTTTTAAATAATCTTTTAGAGATTCTTTTATACCATTAATTAAAAAAGATTGATTATTAGTAACCCTAAACAAACGATGAGGGTTTTCCGTTGTAGCTGCTCCAAAAACTGCCTCAAACTTATATTTCTTTTGTCCATTTATAATTTTTCCTGGATCTGTTTCAAAAATAGATCTCCCTGTGATAGCATCAAGTCGATTAGTTCTAGGTGTAAGATCAGCAAAAAAAGATGTATTAGCGTCTAAATCAAACATATTTTTTGAATCGTTAATAGGATTCTTTGTAACTCTTCTGTACATTCTAGGGTCAGATACATAATGTCCGTCTAAAAGACCTGATTCAATCATAAATTCAGTTAATTGTCCGTCAAGAAAATCTTTATTTTTTCTAGCTTGGCTGTAAGTATTAATAGTGGAAAGTTGATCTTTTGTTACATCAGAAAGTAACTCATCTGAATTTACCAGTCCAACTAAACGTGCTAATTCATTAAACGGTAACTCTGGTATTTCTTTTTTAATTTTATTTTCTATACTAACAAGAAGATCAGCTTGTACTTGTTCAAAATAGTCTACAGTAACAACATCTGTTAGGCTAGTATGAGTTATTTTATCAGTTCCAAAATCCGGGTCAGTTGCACTTTCTGCAGTAGTCATTCTATTTAACTGCTCATCAGTAAAAGCAGGTACATCTTCTAATTTTATACTAGGGTCTTTTAAAATCGGTACAGAATATGCTGATCTTTGTTTTGCAACATCTTGTAATTCTCTTGTTATAGTATCAAAAGATTCAGCTTGACTACGTTCTCTAATCCTTCTTTCTCTTCCCACAGGAGTTACCCCATCAGGTAAATCAACGATTAAAGATCTATAGGGATCTACAGAAAAACTACGTAAGTTTAACTTATCGTTTCTCATAGCATTTTCAAATGCTTCACCAGATGGTAGAAACTGCCCATATTTTTGATCCATATCTATAATACTAAAATCAGGATCTAGTGCTTCTTCTTCTAAATATGATGTTATTCCATCATCAGATCTTTTAGGGAACATACCAGGAACATTTGCACCTACACCTACTGTATTAGATTTTTCTGTTGGTACACCTTGTAAAAACTCTTTGTCACCTTGAAGTAGAGCTTTAGTTTGACCTATAACATCAGCTTTTACTCCACTAGGTACAGCTTTACCTACTGCTCTTACAGCAGGTATAAATTCACCAACAATTAATGCGTCTCCAAGGACAGATTCTCTAGCTTTAGATACTTGATCGTCAGTGGCATTATCATAATCAACACCAAACATACCTTGCAGTCTAGTGCTAAGATCTTGTGAGGAAAGTCTTTTGACTGCTGCTGTTATTTCACTTGCTATACTTGCTGTAAACTCCGCAGCTTTTAAAGCTGGATTTACTGAAGCTACAGTAGGGTCAAGTTTTTTATCGCTTAGTGGCAGTTCTACTGGAGCTTTTACAAAATCTACGGTTTCTTCATAAATACTTTTAGCAATAGTTTCTAGAAAACCCATCTTATCTTTATTAAACTGTTTGACAATACCTTCTACATTAGTTTCATAGTTATTTTCAAGACCAAGTATGCTGTCTAATATAATATCTGGATAGCTTAAACCTTTACTTGGTTCTGATACGTACTTGTCAACTTCCTGTTGAACACCTTCAGCAGTATAGCCAAACATCTGCATTTGATCTGTTAGACCACCTTCATCAAAACCTTCTATCTCACCCTTGTAAGATTTTACACCAGTGTAAGCTAAGAATCTATTCAGCTTATTTATAACCTTATTAGTAATACTTCGATTATCTACTTCAGGTGGAGGGGCATCAGGAAAAATCTGGGTAGGTGCTATTTCAAAACCTTCAGCTATAGCTTCAGCATCAAACATAGTGTCTGATCTCCACTGTGCGTAACGATTAGCCTCTTCTTCAGTTGAAAATACAGGAAGTTCTTCACCAGTTACAAAATCTAATGGATTTTTTGAAGATGTTAATAATTTTTTATCTAAAGTTTTTTCTAGGGCATCTGGAATAGATAGTTTATTACCATTTGAATCTACTGTAGGGATAACAGCATAACCTTCTCCCCAAGGAACTGTATAAGTTATTTCGGAGTAAGGGTATTCAGAAGTCTCGTCTGACCAAACAACTCTATTACGTAGAGTCTTTTTACCTGTCTGTACTCTAGGTCTAGGTCTTGGACGTAAAGATTCTTTAAGAGCTTCCATTAATGTCATCCCTAAGTCTTAACATTGATCTAAGTGTACGTATTTCACCTTGAGCACGATACAGTTCTTCTACTTCACTGATCTGCTCAAGTCGTCTGTGTGTCTTTTCTATCCGTTTAGTTATCTCTTCCATAAATGGATTATACAACTCTGGATTGTTTACAAAAGGTTTTAAAGTATTATTCACGACTAGTTTCATTGTACCTGTTGTGGGCCAGTGTTACCTGAGAAGCCCTGTTCTCCTGGCTGAGGGACTGTTCCAGTTCCTATAGTGCCACCCCCACTACCTTGGGTATCCTGCACCTGTACCCCTGCAGGAGCGCCCTGTGGACCTCCTTGACCTGGAGCACCTGGTGGTGGAGCAGGTGGTGGATTCTCAGCTTGGAATTTTTTCAGTATCTCAGCTTGAATAGCAGCTTCTGCCATATTGTTGCCAACCTTATCTGGATCAAGATCCATTGACTTAGCAATTTCACGTACAATGTAATCCATACGTGCAAATGGAGCAAGCGCAGGGTTTGATACAACCTGCATAAATTGCATAAGGCGTTGGCTACGTACTTCGTTAGCCATAAGACTTTCTGTACCACGAGCTTTTACCTCTAAATCACCTTTGATTTCTACATCAAAGTCAAACTGCATGTTAAAGCTAAAGAAAGCTTTACCAAGTGGTGCAAGTAGATAATCATCTACGTTCTTAACTACATTCCGTATGCTACCGTTGGCAGCAGACATGAGCATGGAAATACCAGAAGCAGTACGACCCACACCCTGTACGCCTGTTTGACCATGTGCGAAAGATGGAAAGCCAGTTGATTCATCAGATAATACCCTTGCCTTATCGAACATCTGCATGTTCTCGTTACTTACATTAGGAAACTTAGTTCCAAAAATGGCTTGACCAGGCGCCCCTCCCTGTCTCCTGAACACTTTTCCTGGATACACGGAGAGGTCTTGCCCTGGGACGAGATTAGTCTCGTCTACCTCTATCAATAGATTACCAGACAATGCTGCGTTATCTACTGCCATTCGCATAAAGCCATTCATTAATGTTTGAGTATCATCCATATTTTCAGCAATACCTACGCCAAATATACTATATGGATTCATCTCATAAGGAGCTGCAAAGTAAGGAATGTAAGCTGGAGTAAATGGATTCATTACAAGACGTAATACTTGTCCATTACAAACCCAGATGTTTACACTCAGTTGGTCTGCATCTTTTAATTCTTTAGGGATATCTATTCCCTGATCTTTAATAACTTCTTGATCTACAAAACCCCAAAACTCTAGAACCTCAAAACGGTCGGCTCTTTCCTCTTCGGAGCTGTCTTCCATTACATGTTCCCACCACTCTTTGCGATAACTTTCGCCAAGATTTAAGGCATTGTCTATAGCATTACCACGGAAGTATGGACGATTCTTTAAACCACGTACTTGAGAACGTGACATCTTATGCCGTTCTATTACATACTCTGCTTCTTCCATTGTAGCTGCATCAGGGTCTGGATAAAAATTCCAAACAGATACAGATGAAGTTTGTGGCATTGTTTTGTATGTAGGAGAATACTCACCCTCTTCTGACCAATTAGGATATTCTTTATCTATAGCAAACGGACCTTTCATAATCCCTGTACCAAAAAGTGCCACCTCAAAAGCGGCAGCACGTAAATGTTTCTTTGCATGAGATTCTTCTAGTTGGTCATGTATTTTCTTTTCCATCTTTTTAGCTGCAATTTCTGCAGGATGAATTTGAATAGCACTTGGTGTTGATCCTGGACCTTCTTGAAGTTTATCTGATACAGGTTGTAGTTTATCTTCTAAACCTGCTAATCTATTTATAAAATCTGGGTACGTTTCTCCAGGTTGTACTTTTGCACTCTCTTGAGCTTTTATTAATTGCTCATTAGATTCAAAGTTTACTGTGTCAGGAACTCCATCTGGTAATGTTGTAGGATCAATACTAATTGGAAATTTATTGCCACCAAATAATACTTCTGCTATTTGACCATAAGCTGCAAGAACTTTTGTTTTAGTTACCTTTACAAATACACGAGATTTTTCTGTAGATGTAAACTGAACATCAGGTCCATACAAGCCACGGTAGTTACGGTAAGCTTGAACCCAACGTTGTTCATCTACTTGTCTAGCTGTTTCAGCTTTGTAGTACTTATCTTTAACAAACTTAACAATGTGACCTGTAAGTGGATCAGAATAATCTTCTTCCCCTACGTCTTCTATCGCAGAGGTTTCTTCCATATCCATTATCATTTCTTCAAAATCTTCTTCAGCCATATTTTTTCCTTAGTATCCAAATGTGGGATCTGATGCTTGAAAGCCTGTGCGTTGAGCAGCAGGATCAAAGTCAAATATATTACTACGTGGTCTAGTCATTATACCATATCTTAAAGCGTCATACAAGTGGTCTTCTGCATGTGTGTTTACATCTTCTGGATTATTTTTATCAAGAGGTAAACCTGGTAGTTGAGAGATAGTGTTTGTGCAATTGTTAAAAAATACTAATCTAGGTTCTTCTGTAAACTCATCTACCTGTAATCTTCTGTGCACTTCGTTCTTACCTGCGACACGAGAGCCTTTTGACCTATCTGAGGGTCTCCATCGACACCCCTTCATAATCATCTGTTCAGCTAGGCTTGGACCTGTATCCCCACGTTTGTGCCAAAGTGATGAGTCGAGTACACCATAACGCATACTTTCACCTGACTCATTTTCTATCTCTAGTATTATATCAGCTAGGTCAGTAGCTGTGACCTTTGATACATATAACTCTCTGTATACTACTAGTTGTTCTGATCCAGGAACCATAGTAAACCAAAGAACACCAGTGTGAGAGCCGTAACCATAATCGCAAGCTCTAAACTTAATCCAACTAGAAGGTATATCGTAAGGATCTATTACGTGTATATTTCTGTTAAACTCAGGAAAAGCTGCACCTTCGTTTATATCCCAATCACCCTCAAGTAATTGTCTTCTTTGATGCTCAGGTAACGAAAGAAGATTGGCTTCGTACATTCCGTCATCTGACAGGTAAGGGTTGTCGAAGAGGGTGGCAGGGATAAACTTACGTTTGAACAGAGGCTCACCCTCTCGACTATGACCTTTCGGCCAAGAAATCACCTCTCCATTTTCATCAGTAGCATAGAACGATTTATCAGGAGTTTGTGGATCAATAAATGTTCTTTTTACCCACTGGTGGCCTGGACCTCCAGGGTTGCTAGTCGCTCTCATATACAGTGGCAAACCAGAAGCCCTTGTTGTACGGAGACGTGATCTCATATAATTCCATGCATAAGGTGTAGGCCATTGTGTAAGTTCGTCAAAGCCAATCCAGTTAAAGGCTTGACCTTGGTATCTCATGACATCATCCTCTCTGTCGAGGTAGGACATCCACAATGTAGCACCTGATGGAGCTACCCAAGTTTTATCTCTTTCCATAAACTTTATTCCAGGTATAGCTTTGGGATAAAGTTGTTTGCTTACTGATATAAGCTCTCTAAGCTCTTCTGTGCTCCTACGAACAAGTAGCATTCGTGCATTTGGATTCCCCAAGTACCGCACTGGGTCTGCAACCATCGCATAAGACTTACCACCACCTGCTGCTCCTCCATAAAGAACTTCTTGTTCTGTTGCCGCTAAAAAACTTGTCTGAGGTCCAGGATTAGGTTCAAAGATTACTTCACTAGCTTTTTCAAAGTCTATTTCTTCAGGCTTCGGTTGGGCTGGAGCTAACTCTTTCTCTATAACCAAGTCTTTGGGTTTCGAGCTTCTCTGCTTTTTGTAACGCTTCTTTGTACCTTTGGGCGAGGTAACGTTGAGTTGAAGCTTCGTTCTTACGTTGTTGCTCAATCTTAACTCTCTTGTATAAACCTACATGGGAAATATATCTTCCAGACTGAGTACTAAGCCAAGCTGACACTTCTCTGTAACTATACTGCTTTATAAACTTCTTAGCTTTTTCAAACAGCTCTAATTCTTCTGGAATTGGTAGTAGTATATCACAGTCATTAGGGTCTTGTCTATACCCAAATGGCACATGAGTTCCAATTCTTACAACTGGTTGCCATTCGTATTCACCACCTACCTCTATAGGTTTAGGTAACTTCCAAGTTCTATTCGTCTTCATTAGCTTTCTGCGGTAAAATAAATAGTGGATTAGCTGCAGATACTTCTACTTTTTCTGTTTTAATAAAACCACTGCGATCTAAAACATCTTTAGCAGCTGCCATTTTTTCTTTATTACCTAAGTCCGTAGGATTATTCATAACCTCAAACATTGAGTATGCAGCTTTTACAGCTGACGAACTAATAAACTTTTTAGTTAGGTCTGCAATCTCTTCTGCTAAAGACTCTGCAATAGCTTTTGTAGCTACTCCATCTGCATAACCTGCAAGTTTTCTAGCTGTAACTAGATTACCTCCAGCTTCTTCAAACAATACGTCTAAGAATTTTTGTTGTTTTTCTGTTAAGTTTCTTGCCATTATGCCACCATATAAATTATAAAACCTAGAGTACCTGCACCTACTGAAAGAAGAACACCTGAGATACCCCAAGTAATTATTGCTTCTTGTATCTCTGCTTTACGATACTCTTGCTCTTTCTTTTGTTTACGTATTCTACCTTCGGTTGCTACCAGTTCATCCCAAACAGAGGGTCCGTAAGTAAAACTAATCCAGTCTTTTAACTCTTGCCTCATAGCTTGAGCTTTCTTTTTAGCAGTAAATATTTCTAAAGCTTCTGCTTCAACAGAACCCCCCAATGATTTCCACCAAGGAGGATTCTTATTTTTCTGCTCTAAGTAGGATAGGTCGCTCATGCTGCTAGCCCACTGATTTAGTTGACCACCCATTTCTTGAAGATCTTTTCCGAACTGGAAACCTTTCTTCAACGCATTGAACGCTACGGTAGCTCCACCGATGATTGTAACTGGGTCCACGAGCCTCCTCCCAAAGTACTCCTAGTATCATTAAAGAACTTATTGTGTTCTTCAAAGAGCTTTACCTGTAAGTATAACTCTTTCTATATTATATCTACCAATACCTAAGTCTCGTAGCTCTCTGTCAGTCATACTATAAAGTTGCATACGTGCAATCTTACGTTTAGCTGACTCTGTTCTTGCCTCTATTATTCTATTAAATAATCTCTTAAACATTTTCTACTCCTATGTTAGCCCTATCTGGACAGGAGTAGTTATACTATATTTTACAGTAACTTACTACAGACAAAAATGCAATCCCGTTATGTCTTTCCTACAATTTTCTTAACAACTTTAGTTGTCCAAGCTTCATTCTCTGGAGTATTGGGATCATCAGATATGTAGTGACCCTTTTTGTTACGAGCACGAACCATCTCTGTTTCTTCTACTTCTACTTCTTCTGTCACAGAACCATTAACAAAGTCTAGTATGTCAGAAATAGAAATAGAATCATCTTTAGATATCCAATCACCATATCCTCTTTCTTTTTCAGCAATTACTTTGTTATCGTCTGATAAGACTCTATTACCTTCTAGTTTCATATCAACCCTTCTTTTTAGTCATGCCACCGTAAAACATTCCTGTCTTACGCATGTCAGATATTTTACCACCTTTGGCATAGCCTTTTTTCTTAGGCATACCACCTTTATTTAGCTTTACGCCTCTACCCTTTAATATATCTTTTTGAGTAACTTTACCGTCACCTGTTAAATCTGGAAATTTTGCCATACCACCCTCGTTAGCTCTAAATTTTTTTGTTTTATCTGCAATCTTTTTAGGTTGCTTTACAAACTGTTTACCTTTTGCTTTGCCTTCTCGTTTAGCTTTTGTAGTTGCTGCATACTCAGAAGACGACAAAGACTTTATAGCTGCTTCAGGTAGATACCTTTCACCAGTCTTAGCACTAGGCTTTCCACTCTTTGTGCGCCACTTTTGTTTTGTCCAGTCTTTTAGACTTTTTTGAGGGGCTTTCATTACTTGTAGCCCCCACCCTTTGCTTTGTATTGTTTTGCCAACATCTGTGCTTTTCGTGCTGACCATTGACCTGGGCCACCGCCCTTACTTCCAGCTTTGATTGAGTTGAATAAAGTCTTGCGCATGCTAGGTTTGGTATAATTACCTGCTTTATTAACACTGGATTTCTTTTTCATTTTACTACCCTTATATTAGAAAACAACCCCACCAGTTTTAGCAGGGTTGTTACTTTTTATGAAAGTACTACTTTAACAGTTACGTTATCACTGGTTGCTGCTAAGATATTCATTATAACAGCATCACCAATAGCGTCAGGTATTGCAAGAGTGTAATTACCTGCCTCTAGTTCTAAATCGTTAGCAC